AGGGGTTTGAAAAGAAAAAACTACAAGAATCTTCTTCCTGTAGTTTTTCATTTACACAATTTTGTGGACAGTGTCAAGAAATATATTCCTTTTTTTGTTCCCGCTTTGCTTTCAGTGATAGCGTTTTTTTATATTCCATCTCCATCCGAATTTAGCGATGAGAATCATGTGTATGTAAAAGCTTTTGATACTTATATGGAAGTTCTTAGCGTATCTACATGGCTTAGGGTCATTATACCGTTCTTTTTGTACTATATAGGAACTGTATATGAATTTTCTAAGAAAAGAGGAGATAGCGCTTTCCGGCTTTCATTATATTCAACATTGGCATTCATATCGCTATGGTTGTTCTGCATTCAATTATCAACGGAATTTCATACACCTTGTTTATTACTCTTGTTCGCTTCGGTTTATACGTTCTTTTTCCCTTGGATAGGTAATAAAGTTAATTTGTTTTAGAACCGTACTTGCTCTGCTAACGAAGTATATTTCCTATGGGATGAAGCTATTGATCGTTTTGAGGTATCTAAAATAGAAAACTCCCCAAATCCTCACGGACAAGGGAGTTTTTATTATTTAACTATAATCTATATGAATGGTTTTCAGACAACCTTAAACGATCCGATTCTCACGAACGAGAGCGTTTGTAATATCTAAATCCATATCTAAACAAAGACATACTTAATCATCATTGCCGATCCTCCCGGAATAGCAACGGTGGGTATATCCGTCTTAAAATGCTTCCCAATACCACCCAAGGGAAGCTGGAAATATTTATTCAAACTATATTTTATGCCATAAGGAAAGGAGTGTGCCCCCATCCTCCAAAGCTATTCCCTTGACATAAATATACCTCTGGTTCTCACGAAAGAGCGGTATGACATTGATAAAATTATTTTATGAATACAACCTAGTGTAATATCTTTAAGTAATGACTCCGGTCCATCACGGATGAGAGCCATAAGGGGTTATAAATATATAACATACCATATACGCATAAAAAAAACGTGGCGCCGTCGCAACTACCAAGACCCGGTGTCCCCACGCCAACATAACAGGTAGTAAGCAACGGCCCACGTCTTATATATAGATTATATATACAAATAACGTGGGCGTATTGTTGCTATCGGCTCCCTGTTATGTTTATAAATTTGGGGAATTTAGGTCTTTATAGGAGACGATATCTTTAACGCCACAATGTGTGTCACGTCTTATATTCTAATCAGTGACTACGCGAATATACTCTATTTATTTTATATTAGTAAAAAATAAGTCGTATTTTATTTATCTAATATTGATTTTTACAGGGGAAACGTTCATGCGCACGCTATAAACTCGACTCATTTTTGGGATATGAATCAAGATATCCCGTTGATTCTTCTTTGATTATAGAAGGCTTAGGCATATCCTCTGATATGAGCGCTCCTATCATGTCTGTCATCAATATATCGTCGTGATTGCCACGACCGGGAATATTACCGTAACTACCGTCCGGACGTTGCTCGTATTTTGACGCTTCCTTGTACATACGCTCATCCGGGTCTATAAACATATCGTCCTCGAACGCCACTATGAAATTATCCACCATGTCCTGCTTGGTCTTCTTGTTGGTCTGGAAGCCTATCTTCTTGTATATGCCGTTCCTTATGTCCTCGGGATCCGTCGCCGCTCGCATGTAAAGATTAGGATAGATATCCTCTATCTTTTTCAGTATGCCACGAATATGATCGCCTTCCTCCACGAACTCTGATGCCTCTGATTTTTTCTTATCAAACGTATTGCTCTCGAAGGCGAGAAGGGCGTTCTTGTAGTATCTGGCGATCTTGACGGCTTTGTAGGCGAGCCAATCGTATCGTATATGACCGTGCCATCTAGCTACCACCTCCGGCTTTCCTCCGCTAAATCGTAAATTCCATCTGTTTATCACTGTTATACATGAGGGGTCTGAGTTCTTGCTACGTCCACCGACATCGACGATGACAAGATACTCGTTGGATGTCCTTGTATCATCGGGCCTCTTCCAGATTCTCAACAGGCCGTTCGGATTCTTGGTGAGAATTATCCTCTTGGTCTTCTCTGATTGGGATATGTCGCCAATGAACTCCGGTGGTGATACGTATCTTTCCCGCATCACCTCGATCGTATAGATATTGAACACGAGATTACCGGAATACTTAAAGCACTCGACATCGTCGGATGGTGCCTCGGATGCCATCGAGGCGTGATCATGGAACGAGGCCCTTTTCTTGATATACCATTTGATGTGCTCCAGCGTAGCTCCTTTTTCCCATAGAGACCATAGATACTGTCCCGGCTCGCTATTGTCATTAGGGGAGGTCGTAACATCCCTTCCCTCTAATAGATCCAATATGAAAAGCCGGGTCTCTTTCTTGTCCTTGAATCTTATCATGTCGTTCTCGATAAAGAAGAACGGTATGAATAGCGCCTTACGGGATGACGTGCCCTCCTTGGCCATTTGGTACTCATCATAGAAATAACCGGCCATGCCGTTAGCCGTAGACTCGGAGATCTCCATGGTCAACGGTCTCTCCAATATATTCGAGTCTATGTTTGTTATAACCTGCTCCGCCGATTTGCCATCCGTTGTTTTCCAGTAGGCTACCTCCGAGAAGTGGGCCATGGCATAGTCCATACCACGTGTTGACTCGAAATTCTCATAAGATGCCACGGTTATCACGTTATCACGTACCTTGTTCCCGGACGGGTCGGTGATTATGGAGTCGGACGCCGAATGCTCGTAAGGGGCGAATTGTAACTTGTCAACACCATATATAAATCCCGGGATATTATCGAGAACCTTTTTATACATGGCCTTGATACGTTTGGCGGTATCTTTCGTCTGGGCTATAATTACGGAATACCATCCTTCCATGACGAATAGCTGTATCCACGCCATATAGAGCTGTACCAAGGTGGAACCTCCCCATTGCCGGGCTTTCAATAATATTATACGGATCGGGACTCCCTTATGCCTCATTTCCTCCAGAACGGATAGCACGTAACGTTGGGCGTAATTAAGCTCGAAGGGGATCATTTCTCCCGCCTCTTTTGACTTGATCTTAAATAACGAGAAAAAGGCGAAGGACGGGTCTCTCGAACAACGAGCCCAAAATAGCATGTTGGCCACATCCTCCTCATTTATCCCATCTGAATCCGGGTACAGCTCGTTGAACCTTATCGTGTAGTCCTTTATGGAACCAGCTTTCAGAACATCTTGATACAGATCGTTCTTGAAAACCTCCTCGGTAAGCCACTGCACCCTTATGGGGTAATCATCTATGACAACCCTATGGCTATGCCCCTCCATTCCACGCCCCGTGAATTGGTCGTGCGTGCCGAATATATTTTTCAGCCTCTTGTTATTCTCGGCCAATATAGACTCAACCTCTTCCGTGAACGCTAATTTTCTGTATGACTCCATAGATGATATAGGCTATTAGGAATGACAGCAAGTGTATCCTCCAGTTGAATAAGGGGATAAACGCCATGACGATATTGCTCAATATTATTCTCCAAAGGCTTAGTTTATAGGCGTGATATCTGCGGGCGTAACATCCCATGATAAATCCGGACATGCCGCATGTAGGAACCGGCAATGAGGCTAGTGGTACGAACGAGGCCAAGACGCAAGACACGTAACCGATCAGGCATGTTTTCACACGAGGCTTAAACTGGAATAAGGCGATAAGATTTAATGATAAATGAAAGATGTTTGCGTGGGTGAACGTGTAAAGGAAATGGTCGTATGGTATGGAATTGGTATCGAAATAGAAATGTTTACCTGCGAGTTGGAGTATGACGCTTGTCAAGGCGATTATTAATGAAGGAATCAGTCTTTTTAGCTTACCTTCCATTTTTCCTTTCCCGGTTGATGCGTTGTATTATCGCCAACGCCCGTGAATAGGATATGTAAAAACAGGGGGCCGTTTGATAGACCGCGAAAGAGGTGATGAAATAAACGGAGCTTCCCTTGAATTCTCTCTTTTTCTCCAGCTCTTTGTAAATCTCATAAATGTCATCGATCATCTTGTTCCTGATCGATCGACCCTTTTCCTTGGTCTTCCCTTTCCTGATCAGCAGGATTCCCCTATACGCTTGAAGGGTGGAGATCCAGAACCTAGAGGCATGTGAGGATATAGCCCTCATTACCGCCTCTCGGTGGGATTTCACTTCCCTCATCTTCAAAGCACGTCTATAAGCTTCGTAAAGCTCCATGTCCCGCTCTGGGATGAAATCTACGCCATTAACCATAAAGAACGCTTGTTTTGGTGAACATCACAAAGATAAAAAATAGATTCACATGTTTGATTATTCTTAGGGTTCATGGGTTAAATAAAATAATCAAAATAACAAAACGGATATACCTTATTATTTTCCTTTGCCTAAAACAAAATCGATTAAGGTATGGCAGATATATCTAACAAAGAGAGATTCAGACAGAGATACGCCAAACGGAATCCGGATCTTAACATGGATGACGAGGAGGCTTACTACGGCTCGGTCAACCAGTTCATGGACGAGTATGAGGGTTATGAGGGAAACTCTAAGAAAATGCGGGAGAACCTATCGAAGAGTCCAGCTTTCGCCGAGTTGATGGTAGCCGCTAGGGATCAGGATGATTTCGATCCCGTGGTGTGGATGGTACAGAATAAGGGGCTTGACTTAAAAGCCTTGGCCGATGATCCCGATTATTCGCAAAAGCTGGCCGACGCTCATAACGCTTACTTGGAGAAACTGGCGAAACAGGACGAGATCGAGAAACAAATGTCGGAGAATATGCCGGCTAGCGTGGAAGCGATTAGGGCGAAAGCCTCGGAGATGGGCCTTTCCGATGATCAAGCGGAGGAGGTTATAGGCAAGATGTATCAAGTCATGGATGACTTGATCGTCGGTAAATTGGACCCGTCTATTTTCGAGATGATGGCCAAGGGAATGAATTATAACCAAGACGTGGAGGCCGCTCGGGAGGAAGGCGTTGCGGAAGGGATCAACAAGAAAGTTACCGACAAGTTAAAGGATCTTAGCGGTAAGCAGGAAAGGCCGAGAGGAAGACAAGGTGCACGGCAGGAGAAGCCGGTTACGCAAGACGTGAACAATCCTTTTTTATAATAAGAATAATAACAATTAATACTTTTGCGATGAATAAATTATTTAAAGACAAGATGTTTTGGGTCAAGGCTTTGTTCTTTGTCTTGGCGGTATTGACCGGTGGAGCGGCTATGGCCGTGGAGATCGGGGAGAATGGAAGTGATACGGATCCCAATGATGGCAAGCCGTTGGAGAACGCGACCCCGGACGCAGCAGGTAAGGGTATTGATCAGCAGGGGCAGGGGGCTACCGGATCTGCGGTCACTGACGCTGATCTGGCCGAGAACAAGGTAGAGGATTACGTCAGTAAATTTCAAGCGTACAAATATCCCATGCACACGGATTTCCTCAAGCTCGCCAAGCAAGTCCATGTCAACACGAAGGAACCGGAGCATTACAATATTGGCGAGGCTATAATGGATTGCGTTACCAAGGCGGCTGTGACCAACACGGACAAGGACGCTGAGGTAAAGCTTAGCTTGTACAAGAATGACGAGAAGTTATTCGCCGAGTGCAACACCGTCTTGGTGGACGGGGTGACCGGATATGATGAGGCGGGCAATTCAGACGGAAGTCCGTTGGTTCTCTATGTCGTATCGGCGGATAAGGCTAACGGTATTATGGTTGCCGCCCTTAACGGCCCGTTGGATGATAGCGGGAACATGTATGTGCCGGACTTGAAAGCGGGCACCGGATTGCATATCATGGCACCGGCAATGAGCGAGAGCGAGGTTGAGATCGCCCCGGATTCCGCTTATCCCAAGAAAGAGATCGCCTACTTGCAGAAGAAGGTATGCCCGATCACGTGGACGGAATTCTTCGAGCGTATCAACAAGAAGGCGAAGTGGAACGTGCAAGACTTGAAGGATTGGACTTTGTCTAATTTCCGCAAGAAATGCACGCGCACGATGTTGATCGGCGTAGGAACTAAGTCCTTGAAGTATGGCTCCAAGAAAACAGGTACAGAATACGTGTATTTCCAAAAAGGAGTGTTGAGACAATTACGGCTGGGTTACCAGATCGGTTCGACATTGGAGTTCGCCGACCTTATCGGTATCACCCGTATGCTTTTCGGGAAGTACTCGAACACGAACGAGATGGACGTGTATTGCGGTACCAAGTTCATCGAGAAGTTGCTGAACATCGATTTCACGAAACATAAGGATATCTCATTCGTCAAGAAACAGAATATCGGTATCGATATCTCCTCTTTCGAGACCACTTTCGGAAAGCTGAACTTCAAGGTAGAGCACGCCCTTGACGATCTTGGATATGAGGAATGCGCCGTCGCTTTCCCGATGTCCGAGGCCAAGCGTTATTACTACCAGAAAGGAAAGACTCTTACCGTGGATCATTCCAAGGGGGAAGGCGGTGAGGTGCGGGAGGCCAAATCCCAATATTATATTCAGGATGACTGCTTGATGCTTACGGGTTATAACTCGATGCTGATCGGTCCGGACGTGACAGTGAGCGGATATAAGCTGTCTATGCTTGACACGGTCGTTTCCAGCGTGGCTTCCCTGAGTTCCGTATCTACACCGAAAAAGGACGATGTGGTTTACTTGACCGTAGCGGACGATACGCACGCCGTCGGATTATATGTATATGACGGTACGGCATGGAAACCATACAAGGGAGAGATCAACGTGTAAACTGTAATATTGTCAAACAAGACCCACCGGAGCAAACGCACGGTGGGTCTAATAAAATCAATCGAATGATCACGAAAACATATGAGTTGGTAGGCAAGGATAATTGCATGCTCCGTACTATATACTGCGGCACAAGGGTCAGCATGGAGTTCAAGGGCGGTAATTTCATCAATGGCAAGAACGCCTTACTACGGACTAGCAACCCTTTCGTACAAGACGCTATCGAGAATGATTGCCGATTTGGTAAGTCTATCCGGATCGTCTCTACGTTAAAAGACGATGATGTGTCTGGTGTCTCGGTCATGAGGAACTCGAGAGGCCGGGAAAAACAAGTGAAAGAGGTCAAGACCGTAAAGAACGTGAATGACGCTATCGACTATTTCGCCAAGATGGGCTATAAGGTGGAGAACGATGATATGCTTGAGGAGTTAAAGGATAAATTAAGTGTCTCGTTCCCGAACATGAAATGATATGGAAATTAGCGTGAGCGACATAGTGAGTGAGGTCAAGATCTGCATAGACGAGATCGGGCTTAATGACGCTGAGTTCCTAGGAACGCAGGATAACGAGGAAATGGACACGATTATCAAGTCCAAGATATCGGAGGCGTTGCGCTTCGTGAACGGTAATGCGGACTGGAGCCTGTTGGAACCGAACAAGATAATAACGGACGGAACCATAGAGGAAGATCTTGTCGCTCATGTAAGCTTGCCGGAGAACTACTCTCGGATTTGTTACGCTAGGCTATCATCATGGCCTTTATTTATTTCAGATCCTATCTATTGGAACGATAAGGAATACGCCACGCTGTCGGATCCATACGCAACGGGGACATGGGAAAGACCTAAACTGGCGTTGACCATGAGGTCGGGTAAGACATTGGAGCTATATAAGGCGAAGGATAAATCCGACACGTTCGAGATCGGGATCATAACGGACGAGGATATAACGGATAGCTTGGAGGTAAGCCCCAAGCTGAAAAAGGCGCTGATCTATTATATATCCGGCCTCACGTTGCTTACTTACAGGGATCAGCATGCGGACAGTATGTTTAATCAAGCGTTGGTTCTTATGGGTGTCAATCCATCCGGGGCCAACTCCAATCAATGACAAGACTATAGAATCATGGTATACATATTCAAGGACAGGTTAATTCGGGTAGAGTGGACTATTTACAAGGGGATAAGCCCGGTGAAAGAGGATTTCTCCCGATCTAATGTAAAGGTTTTTCTATTAGGCAACCGGGAGAAATATCTACTTCAAGCGAGAGCGGACAAAGGTACGCTTTATGTAGACATTCCTTCAGGGTTGGAAGAAGGAACTTACTCTATCGAGGCGATATGGGTCAAGAATATGGATCATGTCTTTGATACACGAAGCGTATGCCGCTCCAAGAAAGAGGATCTTTTCTCTATTACCGAATTTGAGGACGAGGCTACGAATATCGGAGAAGGTGTCGTCGTGCTGAAAGTAAAGACCTCTACCGCCACTTATGGCTATGATGGTTTGTCCTCATACGAGCTGGCCGTATTACGTGGGGACTGGAACGGTACGGAAGGAGAGTGGCTGAAGCATGAGCGTTACGTAAGCGTACTCGATTCCCGTGGTGATAGCGAGGTTGATACCATGAGCCAAAAGGCCATTACCGATGAGTTGGAGGCACAAGACAATGCCATAGAGGATATTCGGGAAGATACGGGAAAACTTGGTGAGCGTGTAGAGGAAGCGGAGGAAAAGGTTAATAATATGGGGGATGTCGTTGATGAGATCAAGAACCACGCCCCGGTATCAGCCCGTCCCGCCGGTTTCAAGCCGGACATCGACCTTACCCCGGAGATCACGGTAGACCGTGCTTGGAGAGACCATGAGGGTAACGTTATCCGTGATACGTATATCACCCGGAGGGGATTGAGGAACGAGATAATCGACATCACCAACCAACAGGTAACGGACTTGAAGCCCGGTTCCGTCGATCCGGACGATCTTTCCGAGGCTACCAAGCAATTGATCGGTAACAAGAGCATAACCAACCTTCCGGACGAGGAGGATATAACCGTGACGGATAACCAGACCTTGAAGTTGAAAGACAAGGAATACGCCCCGAAGGATTACTCCGGCATGGGACGTGTGTACCTTCGGAAGCATTACGTGAACGGCGTGAACACGCTCACGCAACACATGATGAGAAAACCGAACACCATTTATATCATCCAGTACGACTACTGTCTAGCCGGTCAGACGATCGAGGTGCCGGAGAATTGCGTGCTGGATTTCCAAGGGGGGTCATTAAGAAATGGTACATTAAAGGGGGATTATACTTGTATAAAGTCTGTATTAAAAAAAATATTTGATTTAGATATAACCTTAAATGGAAAATGGTCTATAGATTATATTTATCCAGAATGGTTTGGGGCATTAGGATATATGAGAAATGATTCAACAGCCTTTATACAGAAAAGTGTTTATATTTCAGTATCTATTCTTGTCCCAGTAAAGCTGTCTTCTAGGAAATATCATATAACTAGTAGTATATATTTACCATCATATTCAAATATAGAAGGAAGTATGCCTGGTGGTTATGATACTAATATAGAACCTACTATAATAGCCAATTTTGGGGAAGAGAGTAATGACAATACATTTGCTTGGATATTTGATACTGATAGTATTAATAAAAGTACAGGGGAAAGGCTGAAGTATAACTCTATTGAGGTATCTTATGCGGTTGATAATAATCGTTATTATAACGCATGTAGAAATATAAGGATAAAAGGTATTAGGATAGAGGCTGAAAACAAGATATTCGGAGGAATTAGGCTTTTTGGATCTCCTGGTTCTAAAATAGAGGAGATGTATATATGTAATACCAAGATAGCGGTAGGTATATTTGTTAGTTGGGATGTGGTTGTTAGGGACGTGATTTCTCTCTCTTATGTCTGTGGAGCATTTGTTAACGAATGTCAGGCTGTAGAATTTGACAACACCTATATGAATGGACGCAAGATTACAGATCCAAATGGCAAATATATTCTGGAATACACTGTGACTGAAAAAGATTATTTTGAAGATTTTAATTATTTCAAGATACATTCAGACACTCATAACTTAGAAACGTTTTATGATAATTATAAGCGTGGAAGTGGTATAATCGCAGTGGATTGCAGGAACTTATTGTTAAATAATTGTCTATACGAACACTGGTCTACGGGAATAAACCTTAATGTAGTATACCAAGCAGCTTTAAATAATTATTACATAGAGGATATTTGGTATATAGGTGTACGTATACATCAATCAACAGTAAGTGTAAATGGGGCATATCAAGTGGGTGATTCAAGAATAAGCCCACAAGGTATCATATATCTTTTTGATATAGGTATTGGGGGTAATTGTACCGTGATGGGGTATAGATATATATCTCCATTGACATGGAATACTAATATTTATACTCCTTCTAAAGATCATCATTTGTTTTATGCCAGAGGATTTTTAATCATCATGGGTAATGGATATAGGAATTATCCTAATTTCATAAAGGGCAATCCCGGTGTTACGATATATGATGATATAAACAGCATGTTTGTAGATATGGAGAATCCCGGTTTCCTTCAAAGCAAAGATTATGTGAATATTCCACAAAAGTACGATAATGGAACAAATGGTATTTTCTATTATAGAGTTTGTTCTTGCGGCAAAGGACAAAGGGTTAGTTCCTTTGTTTTTGGCTCTTTAAGAAATGGGGAAAATTTTATGGGCAGTGTATCTATATATAATCCTAGAGAAGGTGATCCTCAGACTGGTTATACTGTTACCACATCTTATATTACACCAGAAGAGGTAACTTATATGCCAACCGCCTATTATGATAACAATATAGATGATCCAAATACCATAGATATCTATATAAGAATTGATTCAGGGTGCAATTTGTATTTTATTGGCAATGCAGCTAAGAGTCAAAAACAAACAATTGATACTACTCATGAACTTAGAATGAGATATATCAGAGCAGATGATTTGTATGATAAAATAGGCAATACTTCTCAAAGGCCAGAAAAGGTACTAGGTAGAGAATATTTTGACACAACTTTAAACAAACCTATTTGGTGGAATGGCACGAACTGGATCGACGCTACCGGAGCTACCGTATAATCATTAAAACATTAAAATCATGAGACAATTCATATACACGATCATCAGAAAGATATTCAAGCTTGTATTCTCTGTTTACAAGCCTAAGGTAAGGACATTGTACAAAGGCCGTAAGAACATCGATCTTACGGAGAACGGCGATCAGCGCATATGGGTAGGTAAGCCTTTCTATCTGGCCGGGAACATCTACAAATTAGATCAGTTGGATAATACGAGCGTATTCAAGCTGGCCCTTTACAAGAAGGAAGGCGAGGATTGGTCAAAGGCTAACGACCTAGACTTGATCTTGAGACTTAACGCCGGCTACAACATATTTTACGTATAACGAACTAAAGCACGATACATCATGGAAGAGCGAAAAGATATTTGCGAGGGTTACGAGAGGGATAGCGTACAGCAGCTAGACAAGCTGGCCAAGGATAAGAACGAGCGTTTCCCGATCTATCCGTTGACATACATTCAGGCCGTATATGACGCTAGGACGAAAGAGAGGCTTGATTCCATATTGTGGAAATGCAACAACGTGTATTTGCCTTGGACGGGATCGGCTGGGGATACCCGCATACAATTGCCTTTCTGGATGAGAAGGAAGGGTATCATAATCACTTACAAGAACCTTGACGAGGAGACGATAACCGAGAAGCTCACCTATGATCTTTGTATCGCCGATGATTTCTTCCGTCTTGACTCCTCTTGGACTAGGATAACGGACGCCCTTCCGGTCGGGGGTAACATAACCATAGGCTCTAACGGAAATTGGTTTCAAGATGGCGTTGATACCGGCTTCAAGGCACAGGGGCCTAAAGGGGACAACGGGCTTACTCCCATGCTTCGCACGGTTAATAACAAGCTGCGATACTCGTATGATGGAGAGGTATGGTATGAGATCTCTGAGTATATCTCCGCTTGGTTCCGCTATCAAGACAATAAGATCCAGATATCACGGGATCAGAAAACATGGTCAGACCTGTCAAAGCCGTTTACGCAAGACCTGTATATAAAAGGGTATGTCGCTACATCGTCAGCCCTGCCCTCTACGGGCGTGAAACAGGGTGATATCTACATGGTAGGCCCTACGTACGCAGCAGAGGACTCGGAGCATAAGAATCCTATATACCGGATGTACGTGTATAACGATTCAGGATGGGTAGATAACGGGGTTTTCCAAAGCATAGCCGCCGGGGTGGTTCAGACGATCGGGAATAGCGAGACGGAGGTCATGAGCCAAAAGGCTGTTTCATCCATCGTCGGCCTAGACACGTACCCTGTCTTCTCCGATACCAAGCCCTACGTAAAAGGCGATATCGTTAATTACGGCGGTCTCTTGTACGAGTTCACGGCTGATCATGAGGCGGGGGCGTGGATTGGCACGGATGTTGTTGAAAGTAGTCTAAAAAAAGACATTATTCCCAATATTATTTATAACATATCAGCCGTTACTAAAAAATTTGATTATGCAACGTTTAGAGAAGCCGCAAAACTTGTTCCTGTTAGTAAGCGCTTTCCGGGAATGATGATTACGTACTGCACACCAACCGGTTGGCAGATTTGGAAATTACTTTTAGACGATACTATAGAATTAAATAATTATAATTTTGCTGAAGTCATAAAAAATTGGGTAAGGATTTATCCTTTAACAAGTGTAATGTGGGAAAGAACCTCAACTCTATCTTCGGTAAATTTTAGAATGGAAGATTATATAAAGATTGTAGGAATACATACTAGCGATGCTTTTACACTATTTACCTCAAAAGGTCTCAAGCGTTTTTATATAAAGTATTTTGGTAGAATTGGAGAGGGCGAGTCGTTGCGCTATCGTGTAGGGATTTTCTATAATGATGGTGCTGATGATGTTTCCATAGGGACAACAGAAATATTGAGTACAGTGGTTAAGGCCATGACAGAGGAAGAACAGAAAAATATCGCATTAACCATAAAAGGAAATGATATTGTATTTAATTTAATTGTAAATTTGAGTGAACCACAGGTTGATGATAATCACGTATTCACAGTGGATCAAGCGGCATTAAATCCTTCAATCATTTCTGCCTTTCAACTCTACACGAATAAAGGGGATGCCACAAACATTACTTTTACTGCATATAACGAATATTGGGAGGTTGTCCCATTGGATTTAACTTTAAGAAATACTTACTGCATTAAATTATCATTCCCAAAAGCCTCAACAGGAGCAAATGGAAGTTTTGGACTTAACCTGTTTGGTATAATTGATCCTAATTATGCAATAGCTAATAAAAGTATCAGGTTCACTAGATCCTATACAGGATTAAACATTTCAAGATCAGACACGGGGCAAACGTTTGATGTAATTGTTTCTGACACATTTAATGTAGAATGTTACATAAAACAGGATTCAGTTACTGCGTGGATATACGTAAATGGAATATATTGCGGTAAATGGGCCTTTGAGGGTGTTAGTAATAAATGTTTGCTATTTCAACCTACTAGTGAAACGTGGAAAACTTTAGACAGTGTGGACATAATCTGGATTAACGATGTAAATTTCGCAGAAAAATCTTTTGTCAATAACTTAACTACGGATAAATTAGTCGCAAAATCAGTCATAAATAATGATAATCTATCTATAGATTTGTTTACTAAAAGCAAATGTGAACGACGAGGAATAGAACTTGTATCTGGAGAATATAATGCAGCAGGTGCTATCTATAAGCTTCCTTTAGGGGTGAGTGCTAAGTTTCGAATGAAATTTGATTTCAAAGCAAATTTCGATATGAATGCAGGTGAGTCTAGATATATAAAACTTTTGGATATTCCGGTTGTTAATCTTTCATGGAACCATCAATACGATAAGTTATTTAATATATCTTTAATTGCAGGTAAACCTAACAATAAGACACTGAGTGTAAATAATGTCACTATTAACTGTACGATACCTAAATACAATTCAGGAGTTAGAGTTGCGTGGGGTTCTGACACAAATAACGCTTATGTAGAACATATTCCCGATGATATAGCAGTAAAAGCTTTTAGAGGGGAGGATGCTTTTAGTATAAGATTTACCGGAGATCCAACTATCGCTGATAACAAGGACCTAATAATAAGTAATGATGGAGCAGAAATTAAAATAAAGCATGAATTATCCACAAGCAATATTGCGGTTTTTACATTAAGTGATTATTTTACATTGAACGATCTGTATAATGCAATAAAGGAAGATACTAATTTAACTGATTTCGAATTTGATTTTAGATGTATCTCGCAACATACGCCATCAGATTTATTATTATTTGAAAAGATGTACTTCTGCCAAGAGATTCCAAATGGCAACATCTCTCAGGGAGGTGGATTCGATACAGGTAGCCATTGGGATGCTTTCCCGGTATATCTTCCTTTAAAGGACGACAAATGGCATACAGTAGAAATATATATAGACAAAGATAGAACGACAGATACATTAAGAGCCACGCTTGATGGGATCTATAAGTTTAATATATATCGACCTTCGCTAATAACGGATACAATATACAAAGGTATCTGCTATATTGGTGGAGATGCGGATGGTAATAGCGCAAATGTTTCGCTTAGAAATCTTCAGTACGATCTAGGAGAAACAAGTTCGTTTTCTCCTCATATTTGTGTCACCGTAATGCACCATCAAGTAGATGAACCTGATGGATATACCGATCCTTCTCAAGGTGCATATTACTCAGGGATAGGTAAGATCATCACATTTGTGGAAAAAGCGATAAAGAAGGGTTGGAGGCCTATTACGCTTGATCAATTAGATGATTATATATACGGTCGTAATGAAAACATACCAAACAAGTCTCTGTTGCTTACTTTTGACGATTCCATTGTAGAATTATTTACCAATGATAAATTCAGGGGGCTGTTTAGTCAATTTGGAATTAAACCGACAACACTAATGATATCGAAACCATTAAGTGAAGACACCGACAAAATTGTAAGTGCTGCAAATAATGCAGGATACGGCATATTTTTACATGATTCCACTCATAATCTTTATATTGGCTGTTACAAATACTCGGAACTTGGAGCTCATCTTGAAGAAGGAAGAAAAATGATGTTGGACAGATGGGGGATATTTTGTGATAAGATGGGTAATAATTTCGAATGGGGTACTCCCATGAGTTCAAAAGTACAAAGAGATCACGGTTTTTCCATATCATTTGGAGCTACTACATCAACACCACAGGGATTAATATCAAAAGGTAGTAACCCATATTATATGAATCGCATAAATTTACAGAGTACCGATGATTGGACTGTGTGGGACGATCTTTTAGGATATTGTGATTGAAAATAATTAATATGTACCGCTACCTCTCCTACATATCCGACCTAGCGAACTGGGCCAAGTCTATCGCCATAGCCGCCGTTGTCACGGCAATGGACTTCGTGTCACCGATCGAGAACTTCTTGGTGGTGATCCTGTCGCTGGCCTTCATCGATACGTTCTGGGGGCTGGCTGCGGATCACGGTGACTTTAGGAAAAGCAAGTTCATCCGTAGCTGGGTGTACATGCTAGTCTATTTCCTGATCATAATCATCTCGTTCTGGATAGGCGTGATGATGGATATATCGGAGGATAACGCCAAGGCTTTCGCATCTTGGATCACGTGGGCGATGATATGGTTTTACGGGACCAATGTCTTGAAGAACATGGGTAAGGTATTCCCGGATAACAAAGTAATAGCCTTCTTGTATTGGGTTGCCGCCGTAAAATTCATTAGTAAGGTCAATTTCTTGGATGAGTATAACAAGACAAAGAATAAAAAAGGCTCCCCTGATCCAAAAGGATAGGGGAGCTGGATAAATTTTAGCTTCCTGTCTTTCGCAAGGGAGGATAGCAAGGTTAACAAAGCGTCACAAATATACAAATAAAATCAAATAACAATGGCAGAGAAAAAAATACCTAGAGGTTTGAGAAACAACAACCCGGGAAACATCCGGATCAACGGAGACTTGTTCCAAGGCGAGATACGACCTAGCAAGGACAAGTCATTTAAACAATTCGAAACGATGGCGTATGGGTATCGGGCCATCTTCCGTATCTTGCGAAACTACTATAATAACTATCACCTTGATACCATCCGCAATATGATTACCCGCTGGGCACCGCCAAAGGAGAACCATACGGAAAAGTACATCCAATTTGTATCTGGTTACTCCGGTATCCCGGCTGATGATCCTATCAACATCAACGATCGTGAGCAGATGATCCGGATCGTGGCCGGGATGAGCAAGGTTGAGAATGGGAGAGAGGCTGAAATGTCGGACGTTATCGCAGGATGGAATCTACTTTAAAAATATAAGACCTAACGCTGTAAAGGTAAGCGTAAAATAAGATGAAAAAATATATTGGAACAAAACAGATTGAAGCAGAACCTATGACAATGGGCGAAGCTTTTGAGAAAGGATTGCTTAAAGCGGGAAGAGTACCTAACGAAAGCGAGAAGTCAAATGCTGGATATCATGTGAAGTATCAAGACGGTTACGAGTCATGGAGTCCAGCAGAGCCATTCGAGAAGGCGTATAAACTTACTGAAACTCCTTTGAATAGGATGAAAATTGAATCAGATGAGCTATGCAAGAAATTTAGCGGGCTTGCTTCGTTTATTGAAAGCGATAAATTCAAGGAATTTGATAGCGTTATGCAAGGTATGCTTAAAGTCCAATACAGAATGATGTGCAATTATTGGCAGATCCTAAATCAAAGAGCTACAAAGATGGAAACAGGCATCGGAGGAAGTTGTAGCCTTAATTTTGGTCAAGCTATTGAATACCTAAAAGCTGGATTAGCTATTAGGCGTGATGGCTGGAACGGCAAAGGCTTGATGGTATTCAAGCAAGTTCCTGCACATATCGAAAGCGAAATCATTCATAAGATGCAATCGCTTCCACAATCTGCAAAAGACCTTATTCTGAAAGGCAAAGGGTTCATTGACTATACCAATCAATGCCTTATCTATAACGAGAACACTGGATGTGCGGATTCATGGGTTCCGTCTATCAGCGATGTGTTTGCTGAAGATTGGGGGATTGTAGCATGAATTTGTTTCATGATATCCTAGAAAAACTATTCGGGGATTGGGCGGAGTTTAAATTTATAGTAGTCTTGTTTACAATTTTAATGATAATCATTTTAGGAACAGGTTAATAATATAGCTATGAAACCTTGGCAAGTAATATTAATACTAGTGTGCTTGGTAGCCAGTTTCACGGCTGGCTACCATATCCGGGGGGATGTGGCTAGTGATTCGATATCCAAGACCGGCAAGTTTACCAAGGTGGATACGATACACGACAGCATCCCGTACCCGGTCTATGAGACATTGGTGCGGACGATACCGGAGCCTTTTCCTGTCTACATTACATTAGACGGTGACACGGTAAAGGAACCTGTATATGTTCCTTTACCCATAACCAGCAAGGAGTACAAGACGGATGATTACCGGCTGTCAATATCCGGCTATAAGCCTAATCTTGACTACATCGAGGTTTATCGCAAGACTGAGTATATAACCAAGACGATCTCCCCCCGTAGATGGGGAATCGGAGCGATAGCCGGTTATGGGATCGGAAAGCATGGCTTGTCACCCTATGTCGGGATAGGCGGGTTCTATAGGATTTGGTGAAAAAGGTTAAGCCCACCGAATCTCACGATCAAGCGAGCTTAATATTTATTTATGAATGCGTGCGGGGTAAAGCCCCTATTCCTTCTCTGATTCGACCCGGACGAAGGAAAACATAGCCAAGCCATGTGTGTTTTTCGGGGCTTCCTTGATATAACATGCGTGGCTTTATTAATGTTCAATTAAAATATGAATATGAACAAGGTCGAAGAGTTTTACAAGCGAGTGATTTGTATCGCAGGTGAGGTATGCGGGGTTGATCCCGTAGACATGATGTCATTTAACCGTGAGGAATGCGTTAACGCCCGTGGTATCCTCATTATAATACTCTTGGATAAGGGGTACTCGGAGAAAGTTGTGGCCGATCTTACAGGGCTTACCAGACGGGGCGTTAATAGGATCAAGAACGATTTTCCAGATAGGATAAGGCGTAATTGGATGATACATATGCTTGACCGGGAGGTCAGGAACAAACTAGGAATGAATAAGGAATAAGCTAGGAACAAGATATTTCCCATGGTATGGACTTCTCTGGATTTTTGTGGTGTCCGGGATACCCGGACATGATCATTAAAAAATCTAGGTTATGAGAATTAAAGGAATGAATGGTGAGGAGTACAGTGTCACCGGGCAAGGCCAAGGTAATTACAACACCGTGGGAGCTTCCGCAGGTATCGCTTCTTTCTTGGGATTGAACGCCGGGAATCTTTTGGGTGGTTGTGGCAACGTAAGGAACGCTGGATATGGCGGTCCGGTTGAGGTAATCACATCCGAAGACAGGCCTATTTCCCGCTATGAGGCTGGGATGATGGATAAGATTTCCGCTAAGGACTCTGAGATCGCCTTGTTGAAATCCAACACTTACACTGACCAAAAGTTGGCGGATGTTTATGACCGCTTGTTGACAATCATCAACAGGAACAAGGAGGAACAAGCCTCAATTAACATGAACCAAGCCGTTTACAATGGGACTAACACCGCTACATTGAAATGCATGCAACAGCAGATCGCGGATCTAGCGGCATTGAGCGAGTTGGTGATCCCGCAGCGTAAGGTTTGTGATACGGGATGTTGCGGATGTAATTGATGATGACCATGTACTCTAACGCTCAAAAACTGGCGGCTGTGCTCAATAAGTGGGCACAGCCCGCTATCCAAGGTCTCTTGGGAACTCGGTTGGGACAACTTCCTTTCATAGCGAACATAGACGCTAAGTTACGCTCCACGGGTTGGGTAAGTCCCATGTGGAGCATATCCAAGGAGATATCCCCATTGCTAGACGGATTGTCATCCTCATTAGTTGAGCCGATGTTGGCTCGGTACCTTCAAGGCATCCCCGATGAGGCTATCCCGGAGTTGGCGCACAAGGTGGTGGAGGACGCTATAAGAAACGGCGGGCTTTCCCTGTTTGAGGGAAAGGTCGAGTTCGAGACCGATGACTTGGAGGAACTAAGGACGTTGTTGCGTTACAATCTTCCGGTCCCGGAAAAGACCGGCTCATACGAGGTATTGACAGAGGAACCTATTCCACAAGGTGATGATGTGGATAAATAAATAATCAATAATAATTACGATCATGATTCAATTAACACCAATTGCGATCGCCGCTACCAGCCAACAATACTTGACTAATGTAGTGGAGAATTTATGTCAGGCCTATTGCGCAGACAATGGCGTACAGCCTACCGGCATAGTCAATTTCACCGTCGCCGAGCAAAGTACGGTGAATACGCAAACGACGGTTACGATCAATGCCGCCGTACTTGTGGCTTATACGCCCAAGGGATCCTGCAGGACGGTTACCAAGCAATGGGTCGAGCAATTCAAGGTAGCTTTTATCGGGGCCGCTGGCGCTGTTCCCACGATATCTCTTACCCCTCTCGTCACCCAAGTCACGCCCGAGAACGTCAAGTGTTGTAACCGTGCCTACGGTGTAAGTTTGGCTACCCCATTGACTATTTCCGCTACCTTTCCAGCGGCTCCCGGCGCTTGATTCATTAATGTTTAAAATGCAAGATCATGCGTTACAAAGAACTGATGAAGGATTACCACTCAAAAGGGATGGTATCCGAAAAAAAGATGTGGGAGGCCATAGGAGAACTGGACGAGGCGATGGAGTGTCTAAAGGAAAAAGATCCCGAGAAGTATGACGAGGCCATACGTGATATACATGAGGTTTTTTGCGGGCCTCATTATAATGAGTGCTTTGCTAGGATGGACGTGGCGGCAATGCGTCATAAAGGCAAGGCGGGAGAGCATAAAGGCGAGCACTGGAATATGGAGCAGGTGGCTACCGCTATAAAAGGTATGAGCGTACCGGGCAACGCTAATATTTGGGATGTTTACGTCGCTCTTAATGCGAACTGGCATGACAAGGAGGCAAAGTTCTCTGAATGGTTCGGTCCGGATGCCGAGAAAAAGATCATCGAGGACGCTGTCAATTTCTACTTCATGGATGATGACGCTCCTGAAGGCAAGGTCTGGATTTATATGTGTGCCATGGATGATTAGGCCACGATCACATAACAAGAAAAGAAACGATTCTGTAAGACGGGAGATAGACCGCCTTATAGAATCGTTGTCGTTCGAGCCTATAAACTTTCATGAGATTAAGGCTAGGATAAGGTACCTGATGAGCATAGAAGGGAAAAGAAAGTGACATTACACATTACACTTTATCCTCTATGCTGACATCAAGGCTTGTCGTGCCTTATTGAGCGCATCTTGATCAACATGTCCGTTGATCGCGTTCATTTGATCCGATGGGATACCTTGGATATTTCCACCTTGCTCAACCGCTTGTTTGTTGGATTGAATGGACTGAAGTATCTGGTCTGATCCGGGGTAATATGATAGTGATAACATTTGCTCTGCGGAAATGGCTCCGGCCATCCATAATTCCTTCACCAAGTCGTTTAACATCATTCTCGCTACCGGAGATTCAGCGGATTCCTTGATGTTGACCTTGAAATCTATATCTTGGACTGTCTTCGGGTCATACTCATTATAAGTGGCATAACCCGCTGATCTCTCCATTGATATGTTCCTTGGGGATTGATAATATTGATGGATCGTTTTCATCTTCTTGCGAGCGATCTCGGCCTCGAACGTGGAGAACTTGGTTAGTAACGTAGCGATAGATGTAGTGGAGTTCTGTGTTTCCATGGCATATCTGCTTGCCGCTGTTGATCCCGACGGGGTTTTCCCTTGCAAGGCTTCCGACACGGACGTTATATCGTTTATGAAACTCAATTGTAATTGCAATAGCTCCGTGGTACCGATATTGGTAGAGTTCGATGTTATGACTTCCGGTTTGTTCCCGCTCTTGGACGGCTCGTAAAAAATAAATGATCCGATCTCAACGAATTGCTCGGCGAACTCACGATTGGACATCCCGTCCGGAACGGAGTCTTTAGGGATCATCTTTACTCCCTTTACCGCTGATTGGATAGCCAAGTCGTTAAGCATGATCAGCCGGTTGATGTATCGTTGCTGATCTATGATAACGGAAATAAAAGGAACTGTCCGTCCATTCACCAAATAGTGTAGCTTGTAAATATAGGGGTGAGACTTATACTCATAAGGCGTGTCATACTCGGTAAGTACACGTCCGTCCGGTGATAGCATTTGGAAATGCCAATATTGATCTATTATATAGGTGTATTCTATCAATGGGATCTCCTCCGGAGGTAATCCCTGTGACATTCCCATACGCATACGATCCTCGTTCTCTCTCTTGATGACAGGAAGATCGCTAAGCTCTATCCTGTATATAGGATCATCGGTGTCCATGATATCCACGCAACGGTATCTAGGCTTGTTCTCCAGTGTCCAAACATGGTAGGTCCGGCACAGGTCGGCGGCGGGAGGCGTGTCGAAAGACTCGTCCATGAAACGATCCGTCTGCTGGGTTCCCAGATTTTCCATACGATTGAGCCAAGGTGAGTAAATCTCCTCCAATTGCCTGTAATCATACTCGGACTCCGCTAATACCGAGGCCAGCTCGCCTAATGTATAGTCACGGATCTCCCCGATCAAGGAATCATCCCAGTGCCTTGGATCATTGGCTTTCGACTCATAGAAGAAATAGGAAGGGTTGACCACGTAGGTGTAGCTGTCCTCTATATCGTCATGGCTAGACCATTCTTCCGTTACCACGGCGCATCCTCCGCAAATAAACTCTATCATTTCGGAGGTGAGGACATCTTTCATAAGGTTATTTTCCCAGTTGGTCTGTAAAGCGTCCGTCATCATCTGTGACTTGGTATCCGCGTCTTTCTGCCGGGCGAAACATACGGGAAGGGTAGCGGTCTTTGCGTATAACCCGGCCAAAGTATTTACGATCTTGAAAAGATGATTGTTCTGCAAAGCGACCCCTCCCGTACGCCTCGCTATCCTATCACGTTCCTTCATCCTTTTCCCGTCCTTGTCCACCACGATATCACCCCATTGGTCACCGAACACGTAACGGAAATTACGAAGACGGGTGGCCCTGAAATCGCTAAGGTTTTCCCAAGCGTTTTGGCACCTAGACAGTAAAGGTATGTTGGTCTTGTCCGTGCCTGATATCTTGATACGGTGTTTGACGCTGTCAACCGTCGTGGGGCGTCGGGAAAACCGTGATTTAGGAATAAGTCGTTTCATGATTGGTCTTTTTAATCGCAAATAAATCGAATAAAAGGACTTGGTTTTGTCAGAATAACCAAAATAACAAAATAATCATACCTAAAGCCCTATTTTTGCCAGAAAAGGATCACAAATGACATATGAGTTTGAATATATAAAGGCGATAAATAAATGCGAGATGCTATCCAGCTTCGAGGGACGTGATCTCGTCGGGGATAGCGGGGAAAGCCTATATCTAAAGATAAAGATAACGGAACAGGATAGACCTCTTATAAGGACATATCTGGAACAAGCGGCAAGGTCGTTGGAGGAAGGCATGTCCAAAATCATAACCTCTTCCGCTTACTCGGAAGAAGGGTTCGTATGGGAGGTCAGGACGGAGGATACACGTTGGAACGTCAACAGGAAACTGGACGAGAACCTGTTGGACGCTCTGGTTGGTTATTCCATGATGAGTTGGCTTTCCGATCGGAAGCCTGATAGGATAGGGGTTTATAAATCTTTGTGGGAGGATATGTCCGTCATGTGCGTGAAGAACATATACAGGAAGAATCCCCCGCTATTAAAAAAAGCATGATATGGACATAAATCTAGGTTGGACATATTTAAAGCATGACATTGACCAGTGGACATGGAGGCTGGGAGATATGAGAAAGGAGGATCCCGGTAAAAGATTCTCCTCGCAGTCCGATGATAACGAGTCCGATGATACTTTTATAAGACGCAAGATAGAGGAAGCGGTGGCGACCTTAAAGGTTTCCTTGTCCGGTATCTTGGAGGATATACCCGGCGATTCGGATGACTCATTGGATACCGATGCCGTGAATTGGGTGTTGCGCATGAAGGATCGTCGTGGAGGATATGATAGCGAGTCATTGGCGACCTTGGCCCATAAATACGTGGTGTGGTTCGTCCTTTGGAATTGGTGCCTGATTTACTTTGAGGAACTAGCCGGAAAGATAGAGGAGGAGTTAAAGGGTATAGCGTCCATGATAGAGGAAACCGCCTATTCAAGGAAAACCCCGCGAAAGTGCAAGAGGAAGCCGTTTAAGGATATCGATGATGTCATTGTTGATGATGTCATTATAGAAACAGGAGAAATATGAGAGACAGGAAAATCATACAGCCACGTGTCGATATGCGTGGATTTGAGTTAACGATAACGCTATTGAGGTGCGAGATTGAGTATGACGTGGATTTCGAGACATGGAAGGTTGGGGATGTATCGGGCCTTCCCGGAAAGGAAAGAGCTGGGCTGGAGACCTCAGAGGAAACGGCGGATTGGATGTTTCGTCAAGTGAATGACGCGTTGTCGGAGGCTACCGGCCATTTACGGGCGTTTTCCCCTTGGGTTCAGAGCCGCGCCGTAACGGACGAGGTGAAGGATGATAGGGAATGGATCATAAACTTGGTGATGGAAAGAGGATGGCGTGGAGATCCGAGGAGATTGGCCGTTTATATCCACCGTTTCGTGGTTGATAGCGTATTATCTTTTTGGTATAGGATGGTAGATCCATCTAGGGTACAGATGTACGCCTCTCAAAAGGAGGAGGATCGAAGAAATATCATAAACGAGGCAAGGGAGACACAGGTTAAGGATGTTTATTTCAGATTATAAATCATGGGAAAAGGTTTTGAGAATGGTCACATGAAGATGGGAGGAAGGGAGAAGGGAACCCGGAATAAGAACACGGAGATAAAGAATTTTTTCCGTGATTTCGTAATCGACAATCAGGAAGAGTTCAAGAAAGCTTTCCTCAAGCTAAAGGATAAGGATAAATGCGCTGTTTATTTAAAAGCTAGTGAGTTCGTGGTACCAAAGGTATCCTCTATAAAGTTCGAGGACGCTAAAAACACTAATTCCGCTATTGAGTTGTTGAAGGTTGCGGCCAGTTACAAGCAAAAAAAATGACATATACCCCCGGCTAGGCCGAGGGGTACTTTAACGCATCCTCCAATCCCTTCTAGTCTCGAATCTTACTCTGGTTCCTGATAATGTATCTAAATCATATAGGTTTGAGAAATAAACGAGCCGATAGTATTTAAAAGCCCTTTGCCTAAGAGATTTAAGCCGAGACCAATTTTTCCTATCCGCGCTTACGAATACCGCTATCTTGATTTTTGAGGACTCATCCTTTCGTAAACCCAACGTCCTAAGATCGACTAGTACCTTTAAAGAGAAAGGATCTCCTAACGTCAAGGCACGTGTGATCGCTATGCCTTTTCTGGTATCTTCAGAGACATATTTTTCCAGTGAGTACAAAACGTTACCTATTTGCACTACCGAGCTTGGATAATCTTGCGCCATGGCCTTGACCTCTTCCCCTACGAAAGTGGAGAATTCCCCGGTGTCCAAAGAATATACATAATGCTTTCTAGTCCCTTTGGGATAAATATGCAATAGGGAATTCGTATAATCATAGGCAATCTTACAAGCTCGCAATGTCTCTACGAAAGTTTCCGTGTCCGGGATGAAAAGATCGCTAAAATCCGGGTTGACATTAAAGAATGTCTCATCAATATTTACTCCTTCCAACGATGACGATAAAAGGCTGATATCGGAGCCTTGCAATAATTTAAGGCCACGCTCGGTACTGAATACTATAGAGGAATCCAGTTGCGTGATACTATCCGGATTATTGCAAACATCCCTGCTTATAGGTTGGATGGAGGAATACAATCCCGCGTCCGATAATTGCAAGGCCCATATCCCATCGGAAGAGAAAGCGTATAAGGGAAACTGCCCGAATTGCCCTTGGGACAGCGCTTTCGTGGTGGATCGGATACCTACGATCTCACCGGTTCCCACCGTGTTTATTCCCGCCAACGGGAAATAAAACGGGTTATTGACCTCGGACGTATATATCTTGTTTGGCATATTGACCGACTTGTCCGTTGATATTGGTGTGCTATCGCTGCCCGGTTTAAATATGATCGGGGCGTATGAGTCGAAATAGTAAGCCCCGTTCAGCGTGTTATGCGGAGAGAGGGTAACGATCGCTTGGTATTCGTCCGAATTCCGTGTTATCACCATCTTGTATGCGTTAGCGTTGGGGTAATATAGGTAATGCAAATTGATACCAAGGTTATATGAGGAGGATGTTTGAACGACGATATCCTTTTCTCCTTCTCTTATGAAAACCTTTATGCTCAACGTGCTGCTACCGTCGTTGTACGTTACCATGGACTCCGGAGGATAACCATCAAATAGTATCCTTTTTATATTAGCTATATTTAACCGCTGGTTATAAGTATAGGAATAATCAGGTATTAGCCAATCTAAATTCTGGTACCCGTCCGCGTCAACAAGTTGCTCTCGATTTTGCAACGATCCCAGCACATTATCCTCTAAAGTTAGAGAGCGTCTTTCACCCCCGTTATAACCGCACAAGTCCTCATACGCTATGCTTGCTACTTTGTAAAACAATGAATTATCCGGCACCTTATTATCCATGGCCTTTCCGGGTAAGACGAGTTGATCGGTATAACCTGATCCCGGCAGGGCTATGGATAAGGCTTCCTCGAATGTATGCCTATTGTAATATCCTCCACCTATAGAGTACACCCCGAAACCGTTATCGTCTGATATCTTTTGTGCCCCATTAATCTCCCCATAATAATCAAAGGTGTATATTGGCGGCGTTATGAATATATCAAGGCTTTTAACTATGTCCTTCCACCATTCCCTTTGATTCCCCATTCCGCTGACTTTGTAATTAATGGAGCATACCACTGAGGATATAATGAAGTTTACAATGATCTTTGCGTCAAAATCCTCTGTGTCCACGTCAATAGTAAATGGAACGTGAGGAGTTACTCCGGACGATGGTATCATCAGTATCGGGGCTGATTGCATGTAAGACGTTCCGTCATATAGTCTATAAGCGTAACGAATAAAGAACGGATATATAAACATGCCTCGATCTACACTTCTCTCCCTGATAAATTTTGAGACATATCCCATCACGGAATTACTGATAGTTGATAGTTGATCTTCCGTAAAGGCTCCATTATAGGGAGGATCAACGGATACGGACAATTGTTCGGTCTTATCCAATGATCCTACCAATCCGAATGACAGGATAGGGAAGGGGGGCTTATCTCCTAATTCCTTATAAAACTCTCCATCCCAAAGTAAATATCTTATAGGATCTTCGCTTATTACAATCAAGGTGTTTCCTATGGACGTGATAGCTTTGGGAATTTTGTCATATTGGTTCGCCCCTATAAGATGGGTCGTTCCGTGCGTATCCGTATAGCGTAAAACATTCGTCTGGAAAAAGATATAGTGAAGGAGATCCTTTGTCCGATGCACGTACATAAGTATCGATCCTTCCGGAAGGGTTATACCTAGTTCTTTCGGAGGCTGTATATTCACCAACTCGCCATTCTTGGGTATCAAATTTACGCATTCTGATAATTCCCCCTCGTTCCCGATAGATGGAGAACGGTGTATCCCGTAGGATAATGAAATATCTTGCTGTTCCATTTTTTGCGATAAAATTATATGATATAAGTAATAGGTTTTGACATATTGATCAAAACCTATTGCATTTAGATGGCCTTGATGTGCCTGTTATGATGACATGTATTTTTTTACGACATCCATATTACTAAAGGACATGGATAGAAACCGCACTGAGTCATTCCTTACGCTAGTCAATGCCTCCACGTTGTCTTCAAATGGATTTAACGATTTTATGGCGGAGACAAGATCATGCATACAATAGCATGCCAACAATACATACGATCCCATGACCTCTGAATTGTTTTGTTCAGCGGCTTTATGCAATACTTTGTCTGCGAATCCCATCTTAACCATATTGCCATTGTCATCTTTTTGATACATAGGTATATCAACTCCCATTTTGTCCTTGAAAAAATCCGCTATGGATAAATTAGCCTCTGCTTGTAGGCATCCGTATAGCCTCTCCAAATCTTTCGGGATGGTCTCTTGAACGATATCAGTCCAATCGTCACAGACCAACTCCCTTATGACTGAGTAAGGCTCAAGCCTGTCATTGGGAATATCCATGACTTTCACGCTTCCATCCTCGTTATAGTCATCGTCATCGCCGCCATATTCATTAACGCTCTCGACACGTTTCGAGGAAGCGTAATATTTCCAGCTCCCACCAAACTCTGTCAGGTATTCATCCAGTGTTTTTATCCATCCATTCAGCTTGTATATGAATTGATGAAGATACATTTCCCACAAGCATGTATCATAAAAAAGATCAATGCAATATCGGCTATTTTCATCATCTTTATGACGAAAAGTACGGGGTGCGGATATGATTCTCGCCATATCCAAATTCCCTAACACCTTATTGAAAAAGTTGGCCAATAAACTGTCTTCATCTATGCGTGATAACAGCTCATAAAAAGGTTTATCTCTCATTAGGCTGAAATTTTAAGGTTATACAAATCAAGGATGAACTTCTTCCCGGCCTCCGTCCAATACATATGCTGGCGTGTCTTAATCTCATGATTAATTTATTATTAATAGAATGCTCTAATTCCGTAACCAATGACACATTGCAGATAGCTCTTTGTCTCTGCCACTCAAGAAACTTATTTTGTAATTCCTCGTTTCCCGAGTCAGATATTAATCTGAGCAGTTCAGATTCTATTTTGCTAAGTTTTTCAACTTCGATTTGATGATTACTTTTACTCATGATTTCTAATTGTTTATTTTAAATACTTATCTATATAATATTCACGAGGTTTGCATTTTACAATGTGATAATCTATCTGATATGTATTGCATACTAAAAAGTTATTGAAAGCAATTTCTTTATTTTGATACACCATATCAATACATGTTTTGGGGAATGGATGTCCTTTTATCCACTCTTCAATGTCATCATACCAATTTGGTATGAGGGCATGAGGATCAAAGATGTTCTTGCTTATTCCTATGAGTTTATTTCTCCTCTTATCGAGGATGTCAATTCTATGATGGTAACAACTAATTTGCTGGTCAATATCTCTCCTAATACGTTCTATTCGGTCTGTTTTATTCATATTCTTCTTAGTTGTAAATTAAAAAGGTTCGTCACCAGTCCTAAATTTTCGACATTGTGAGCGTAATCGCCCTGTCTGATATAAAGGGTCATATCTAACCCCTATTTCCTTAGCAACCCAAAGCGGGATAGTTCCTAACACGAACCCATAATCAATATGATATGCCAGTTTGCATTTTGCTTTTTCCTCTGATTCGGATTGGTTCTCATACTTGATACACTTATCACAATTACATTCGTGCCACGATTGCGCTTCCGTCCCATTCGAAAACGGAGTGACGGGCGTGTCTTTGGCAAATGGATTATCGTTAAATACGTCCATGATTTCTTACTGTTTAGCTACTAATTTCAATCTATATCCTAAGTTGTTAGTTTTCTCATCCTTATCTATCAGATGAGAGTACAATTCATCCATTATGATATAAAATATCACTTTGGGCAAAGGCTTTTGAAGGTAATTTGCGAAGTCTTCAAACAATAAATGTTTGGGGGTTACTTCTTCTATTTCTTCAAAACATTCATGTAGTGGCTTAAATTGTAAGCCATGTTTTTGGGGGTTTGTCAACAGTTCCTTGTAGGCGTTGACTGTTTCTGGAGATAATACCATAAATTCATTATTTATTAATGTTCTACTAACTCTAACTCTGATTCAAAAAATTCCTCGAAATACATTTTCCCGTTAGGATAATGGAGCATAACACAATAAAGGTTTTCTTCACGTGGCCCATCTTTGGTTTTAACTGAAGCCTTTTCTTCCACGACTTCAGCGATAACGCCAACTTCCGACTTATACCTTTCGTTTGTACACCACACATGTTGTTTTATTTTATATTTTGTTGCCATATTCATATCTTTTAAATTATGAGCCTTACCATTAAGGCTCGGTTAATACTATTCCTCTTAATAGTCTAATAAAAGACCTCATGTACTCGCAATTCTGATTGCAATCATTCATTTGATTGCACATTCGATCATTAGAGAGGTTTGGACAACTTTTCCAGTGAGCATTAATAGCTTCTACCCTTTCCCATTCGGCACCGGATTTAAATCCAGCTTTAAAATCAAACTCGCATATATGGTAGGCGAGTTTATCACCTTCCTCCCATGGGAGCTGGCTTAAATATTCTTTTGCCGCTTCCTCTATCGTCTGTCTCATATCAATATCTCTTTCCATGATTTTAAATAATATTTAAATATTGCTAACCACACATTGTTAGTACACGGTAAACCTGTATATTTGCGTTGCGTTTGGTTGGAACATTAACACCTCCAATCTGGTGAACTGTCATTCACCTCCTTGTCCTATCTCCCTTGTCCGAGAAAAGACACAAGCCCATTGTCCTGTAACTTTGGGCTTTTTTTAGTTTCGCTTGACAGGGCGTAGCTAAATATAGCTTGACGATGCAGGTCGTCAGGCAAATCGGAAAGGAGGTGTTTAATGTGGAAGACCAAACGCGCGAAGACAGCAAGACTCGTATTTTCTGTCGCTACATAGTAAAGAATGGTAAGAGAATCTATCCTAAGACCTCTCGTTATTTCTCTTTCTTGGTGAGCGATAAAAAGTAAGCCTAGCTGTTTTTTAGGAGATGTGCAGGCATCTCCTTCCTTTATTAGTCTATAAGCGTTACCTTAATCATTTGATCCTCCTTTCCTCAATTCCTCTATCAGTGCATCGGCAAAAGCTACGGCATATTCTGCTTGTGTTTTAAAAGTGCCTTCATAGACTTCTCTGCTTGAATTACTAAGAAACGCTGCCATCATTTCTTTTGCAATCTCATATCTACGATATTCCCAATCGATGGTATTATACGTTGCTTTCATGATTACCTCCTTTCAGTAGTTCGGGATTGTCATAAACATTACCTATTACTTTAATTTCTCTTTTATAATCAGTCCACCAGCAAGGACTAACTTGATGCCAATAACGAGTTTTAAGATCACAGTCCAAATCTGTAAGATTAGCCAAGCAATAACTCGCCCATTCATCTATGTACCTAATCAATTTAGGATATTTGCCATTCACGCTGATAATGTCCCCCTCGTAAATCTCCTTTTCGCTCTTGTCTTTTAGGCCTGTGAACTGGCCTACGGTGTCGGGATCCACGTCATGGTTTAGCTCGTTCCCTAACTCGTCGAACCCTATTATCGAGGTGCATCCGCTCGGATAGGTTATCAATGACCCATAACGCCACGGATTATCGTTCTCAATGTCTTTCCCCCTGAATTTAATCTCACGCATTTTGTACTCCTTTCTTCAATATATCCTCACAAGCTCTACTATCGCACCTTACCGGCTTTTGATGGAAAGCACACCAAGCGTCCCCGCTTACGTCTTCATCCTCGATAAGTAGGCAATCGCCGCATTTATCTGTTAGGAATTTCTTGTCAAGGTGTCCTTCCTTGATAAGCCATTCAATCATATTCACAACAGCATCTAAGACATTCTTTTTCATAACCTCATGCTTGCAGTCGTATCCCAGTTCTGTGTATTGGATGAACCAATACACGCTATCTTTTGTGATTTCCAACCTTAAATCGGGTCGGTTGCGTTGTGAAATCGTGGCAGGAAGCATGTTTATCAGCTTGGATAGAGACCAAGCCGGGAATGCCATATCTTGATCCACATGATTTTCAACCCTGCCATATTCAAATGCGACCGGTAATTCAAATTCATCCAAATATATGTCTGCCGTATCCGGTCTCACCCCGGCCTCTAACAGGCGTGATGATTGTTTTTTATTCGTGCAAATTTGATTCATATTATAATTCGTTGTTAAAATATTTCTTATTATCTATATCTTCCCTCAATTTTTCGATGTAAGAAAAATACCATTCACGTGTTTTCTCCTTGTCATTCCCTACGTATAATAAACCAAAAGGATCGTACTCTATAAACTCCTCGGTCTTGCAGAAAGGGCAGGGGACATCCCCGCCTATGGTCAATCCCCCAACCTCGCTATCATATGAGTCAAGATCCCATAAATATCCATTGATACAACGTGCGTCTGGATAAGATGCGCCGAAAAAGGGAAACTCGGGACATTGTTTTATTTTCTCTTCCATATTTATCCCTCCTGAATAATTGTACATTCTATCTCTTCGTCCCATGTGACATCCACCGGATCGTACTCATACTCTCCATCGGACGTGCGGATCATTACCTCCGCTTCCGGATCTTGCTCTTGGAGAAGAGCGATTAGTTCTTTATTTCTCATGACTGTTATTTTATTTCCTCATTAATAAAATCCTTCATCTCTTCATCGTAAACCCCGCTGTCACGCTGGAGCTCCAAGCATTTATCCTTGGAAAAATTGGCCTCCCTAGCTATATTAGCGGCCATAGATGGTGCCCTTAGCTCGACAACGAGCATCTGTATGGCGTACCATACGCCTCTGCAAAAGTCTAAATCGTTCATGCTGTTATATTTGCTCTCATCATAGATGAATGCATCTTTCAACTATGATGAATGTCTTTCTTTAGAAAACTAAGTATATGTCGTATAACCTTGATAGTCCATCCATTGCCTAACAAACGGTATATCTGCGTATCAGAGCAATCCCATTTGTACCAATCAGGAACGGTTTGTAGCCTAGAGCACTCGATCGGGGTCAATCTCCGGATAGATGATGTCTCCACTAGGGTCATGCCATTAGCTTGTGATCCTTTATATGAGGAGGCAAGTAATGAGCTCGATTTTCCGTCTTGATCTTTCAAGTTTCTTTTTTGTCGTACACTAAGTAGGCATGGCTTCTTCTACTCATCTCGGCTAACAAGGCCGGACATTGTCCATTCGCATGATATACCCTGTTTTGTTGATATGGCTGGATGCCCCCGCTTTCCTTACTTTCATTTAACTGGATAATCTTATGGAGCACATTGTTCTGTTCCCATGCGTTTGACGATAAGGTTGGTGCCTTGCCACGGAAAACATTACCCTTATTATTTCCCCTAGGTCTTTGCAGGATCAAGTCCATATCCGAATGGTTTCCTGCTCCATGGCCTCCAGCTAAGAGACATGAGGCTTTGTTCTGATATTTTCTTGGCATACCGGAAGTATTTATGATTTCGTAATTATGTCTGGGGGAAAGTCCCCCTCTGCCACTGGCACGTTGGCATGGTGCCTTCTCGTTTACCGAGATAAAGGTCCCGGTGTTATTGCATGTGCCAGCGGCCATCAAGGAGACCGCTTTATCCCCGTCGATCTGGGTGAATCGTTTCTCCATACGTTTATCGTTTAAGATATACCTAATGGCCTTCTCGCTTAGGTAATATTTCTCGTCAACCTCTTCCTCCAAGATATCCCTTAACAATATACCCTCGTCCTTTGGCTGCGGTATGTCGGAGTGGATCTCCCCGAACAGTCCGACCTTCTTTGTCCTTATGTTCGTCCAATACCACCGGTTCCGGTTCTGGGCCGACACCAAATTTGAGTTTATGTTGACTGGATGAACACCGCAATACTCAGTAATTACCCGCATGTGCTCTTTCTTCATGTTCACGTTCTCAAGCAAGAAGAACACATCCGGGTTCAATGCCTTAACGTGGTTCAGTATGTCCACGAATACGAAGAAGAGCTTGCTTCGAGGATCATCGAAAGCCAGTTGTTTGCCGGCGAAAGAGAATCCTTGGCAAGGACTTCCTGCCAGTATGAGATCTATCGTTCCCCAATCTATCTCCCATTCCCTCCACTTAGTCACGTCCCCTAAATGTATCGTGTCCGGGAAGTTCAGCCTCGTTTGGGATATGGCGAACTTGTCGATCTCGCTCGCATAATAATGCTCCGGTTCAATCCCGAGTTCTCTTAACGCGATCCTACCACAAGACATTCCGTCAAATAAGGATAAAACATTCATGTCTCTCTCGTTTTAGCAAAAACTACGCTCTCATGATCCGGCCTCAGATGGGCCATGCAAGCAGATGAGTATTCGCAGAATCTCGCTCCCTCGTCCCGGAAGACGCATCCCCTGCACGGGATCTTGTTCTGGCCGTTATAGTACGGCCTGTACTTTTCCACGATAATTTTCATGTCTCCTACCAACACGATCAAACCGGTAGGGGTGTTTCTCAATCTCTCTGTTATTTCCATGATCTGTTTTTAAAATGGCATGTCCTTGTCACAACTCCCGTAATCGTAGAACTTGGTCATGCCGTCATTATGCTTAAATTTTACTAATCCAGTGGCCCCATCTCTATTCTTGGCCACTATCAACTCTCCGTAATTGCGTTCTACGTTACCGTTCTTGTCCTTGACCTCGATCTTGTAATACTCCGGTCTATGAATGAACATTACGATATCAGCGTCTTGCTCGATAGCCCCGGATTCCCTAAGATCGGATAGGAGGGGTTTCTTGTCCGGTCTGGCCTCGTTTCCCCTGTTCAATTGGGATAAGAGCAAGAAGGGAACCTTTAACTCCTTCGCCGTGATCTTGGCGGTTCTGGACATCTTAGCTACCTCACGTTCACGGCTCCCTTCCCGTTCACCGCTCTCCGCCAATTGGAGATAGTCGGCCATGATTATCCCGCACTTGCCTTGTTTCTTCAGTATTTTACATCGTGACCGGATATAGTCCATCGTCACGCACGGGTTGTCATCGACGTAGATCGGAAGTCTCCAAAGCTCATTCACTGCCGTCTCTACCTTGTTAATCTCCTCGTTTGTCATATACCCGGACTTGAACCGTTCCGGATCTACGTCGCACTCGGATAGGATCAGCCTGTTAGCCAAGCTTATGTCTGACATCTCAAGCGAGAATATCGCAACCGGGATATTGGATCTAGCCGCTGATTTGGCCAAGTGAAGCATCACGGCGGTATTGTGGGTGACTATGTAGTCATCCGTTATGTACAAGGCCTTCTCATGCGATACCGATATGCACTGGCATTCAACCCTGCGGTTGGTCGGTGTCACGGACATCACGGTCAAAGGTTTGTTCCTCCGGTCTGGCCTCACTCTGTTGAATTTCCTTGGGAGCGTGAAGCATTCCCTAGGATTGTCCGCTACGATCACGAGCCTGAAACTGTTCCTTTTCCGCTCGCCATAAAGGAATGAGCGTCTTTCTCTCAAGGAACATTTATATCCTAAAGACCAGCAAAGTGTTTGTACGCCTCTCGCCAATTTAGCGCTCGTGGTGTTGTAGCATATAGCCCCATTCTTGTCTATATCCCCGTCTGTATCGAGAAGACCGTTCAACAGCTCAACCCTTTGATCCCTGCATGCGTCAATGTACATGTCCGGGATGAACTTCTCGTAGGAATGGACATTCAACAATCCTAGGCTCTTTAGCTCTGACAGGTATTTATTGACCTTCCTGTTCTCCTTGTTGGTCACTAGGAAGCGATCATCCGACACGATAACATCGTAGTCGACCATACCTTGGATCTTATCAGCGATGAACTTGTCCGGCTTGCACCAGCTAACCCCCTTGCTCAAGACTCCATCTCCTAGCAAGACTCCCATGAGATATGGGTGGATCACGAAATCTTTCTTTTCTCCGAATATCCCGGAGAAACGAGGAATGCTTATTCTGCCGGAATATCTTTCCTTGCTTATCAAGTCCATAAGCTCTAGGGTAGATACGACCCTTTCGGCCTTGGCGTTGAACTTGGAAGATATTACGCTCCACAAGTGGCTGCCACAGCATTCGATCTTGCGACCGTCCGAGAACTCGACCATGTATGTCTTGACATGTCCTTGCGGGAATATGCCGGTCACACGTGATTCAGCCCCGTCTACGGAGCAAACTTGGTCGCCTATCGCAAGATCCTTGTTCAGTTTCCATCCTGAAGGTGTCAATACCTTGGCATCCATCCTTAGAGCCTTTCCCATGGAGGGCCTAGCGGCTATTATCACCAAGTTTCCCGGTTGCCAGCCGTTAGTGATCTTATTCAGGTCGTGAAGCCCAGTGTCTACACCAGACCGGATGTTTTTCCTAGCCATCTCCACACGCTTGTATAAACCGTCCATGGAGCCTTTAAGAGCCTTGGATATATGCTCGCCATTAGACTTCCCGATAAGCTCCTCCATGAGGCTCTCTGAGCCGTTTATGGCCTTGTGCAGTACGTCCCCTATATCCTCGTTGGAATAGATAGCGTTCTCAAGTTCATTGGCTATCACCAGCCCTTTCCTCTGTATGGATCGCTCCTTGACTATCATCGCGTGGTCCAGTATATGGGCCGATGATCCAATCTTGGAGGTAAGGGAGGCTATGTAGATCGGTCCCCCTATACCCTCGAGATCTCCGGATGACAGCATCGCTTGGGTGACCGTCATCATGTCTATGGGCTTTCTCTCCTTGTATAGCCCGGATATGGCCTTGAATACCGATTGGTTCCTCTTGTCGTAGAAATCGGCCTCAGATAGTTCCGAGGCGATTTTCTCGAAAGCGTCGCTCTCTATGAGGCAAGCCCCTAGTATTATCTGCTCTATCTCCTTGGCTTGAGGAGGTAGTTTCCCGTCAATCTGGGACGATGTAAGTGAGGTCTGTGCGATGCTCGTTCTTGCCATAATAAACCTTGTTTTTGTCTATTGCGTTAATCAATGTCATTCTCATGTCAATCTCTTTAGCCCTGCTTTTTTTCTTGTGCTTCCATCCGGCATCCGTTGCCCAGAAATTTGTGCAAGCCTTCTCGAGAGATAGTTTTATATTTACGCCGGGATAATAGGCTTGTTGGGTCTCCATGATCTTTGGATCGTCGCATATGCTCTTATATGCGCTACGGACTAAATCCAAATAGATGTTGAAATCATCTTTCCATGTTTTTACCTTTTCTGAGTTATCGCCCGCGTCCGGAACGGGAGTGACGGTGTCCCCCGATTTGGGGGTAGGGGGTATATTATTATTATCTTTACTTTCCTTTTCTTTTCTTGCTATATTTTTTTCGTCTTTTGCTATAGCATTGCTATCATTATCCGTAGCATTTGCTATAAATTCTGTAGCATTTGCTATTTCTGATTCTTTTTTGCCCCATCGTTTAGCTAAACCTATCTTCCCTGCCTCGGATCGTTTCTTTGATTTATCGTCTTTGAATTCCATTCTTTTCTTGAAGCTTTCGGAGTAGAAGTACTTACCGTCCTCGGTAAAGACAAATAACCCGAAATCCTCAATGACGGACTTTATTAAGGATGCGTCCTCACGAAGGTCAAAGGCTATCATGTTATAATCTTTGACACTCATATAGCTTGGCTCCTCTCTAAGACGTTCTAATATCATGAAGAAAACACCATATCCGGCGGCTTTATGCCTCATTCGTAAACGAATCAGCTTATCCGAGTTTCTGGCATTACTGTCGTGAGGGAAATAGCTCGTTAACTCTTTCCTTGTTTCCATATCATGTATTTAATATATTATCCCCCTGTTATACAACTCCTGCCTATATCGCTCCATCGCATCGAGGCATCGTTCCTTGTCCATGTATCCCATTGGCATTATCCCGGCCAACCTTGCGTTGCATCGGTCTATGCCATATTTGATATCCTTGTTTGACATTTTCTTTATATCCATGATTACTTAAATTTAAAGTGTACGATATACTCCCCGGCCTAGACCGGGGCTTTTAAAATCTTAATATGTTAATTGTATTATATTACCGTAACGAATATAGATGGGCTGTTTTCATATCCTTATTCTTTAAATTTTTTCAAAGAAAAAAGGGCAAATCCATATACTCCCAATGTGCAAGACGGAATATATAGAAATGCCCTAAAAAATATCTTTATTCGACCATTAGTCTTGCATATAATGATCGTTTAATTCTTAGCTTGTACCGTAAAGGTAATAACAATTGTCAAGGTGCGCAATAGGGGACTTATACATTTTATAGCCTTTTGTTATCAAATGTTTATAAAATGGATATAAGTTGATTGTGCAAGCAAAACCAAATGTGTTTCGATTTAATATCTATTTCATATCGAGTTTGATATATGATTCGATATATGAATTAGATGCTTATTTTAATGTAAGTAATTGTTGCTTATATGTTTATATTTAATTTGTGATCTATCAAAAGATAGATCATCGTGATAGATCACAAAAACTTAATTAATCAATTGACTTAGTCAACTATGTTTATCAACAAAATTATTTGCCCTATTAAATATATTTAACCAAGTAATACCCTCTATTTGATAGTCCTCTTGATCTCGTCCATCAACCTCTCCGTTATCCTCTTGTCGTGCCACTCGTGCCATTCGGTGAATAGCCCCTTGGCGGCGATGAAGAAGAAGCAAGCGTTCTTTAGCTCCGTCTCTTGCGAGGACGTGATGCGTGCCCATTTTAGCTGGTTCTTCACGTGCTCCAGTTCCTTGGAAAGCATGTCGTTCTCCTTGGATAGGCGGTTGATGCGGATAGTTTGTTGACGTGTGGTAGGAGTACTCATAGCGCACCTCCTTCCAGCCCGGCTAAAATGAATGCGGACATCAATAAGATTAGCACCTTGACATAGCCGATAACGTCGTTCTTGTTATCGCATTCGAGCAAGCCGAATGACATGAAGGTTAATAGCTTGGCGATGGATCGCCATGATAGGAAGCTCGTTTCGTGAGCGGACGTGGTTGTGCAATTACTGTTGTTCGTTACACTCGCAGATTTCATAGGACTTGGCATGTTAATGAAATTTTAGTATATAAAAAAGGCTATCGCCCCACGAACCGCCAAGTCCAAGTTAAAACACAAGTGTCGTAACCCATGTGGATTGATAGCCTTTATATCTTTGTAGATATAACACGCCATGTCTAGCCATAAAAATAGCTACGACAAACTTATTTTCTAATACTTGAACTGGCGGGTCCACTGCAAAGATACAACTCAAATTCAAAATGCCAAATGATTTGCTTTAAAAATATAGGACACGCATCCTAGTGATGTGCTATAGTGGTGTCGGTTGAGATGGATTGATAACCTCATTGTCTCGTTTTTGCTCTTTCCATTCCCTGAACTCTTTTAACTCAAGCAAAGAGTGGAAACCTCCTAGAACGAATGAATATACCATTGGGAGTTCTTGTATCGTATATCCTCCAGCTTTGCTTAAAAGAGACATCCTCAGTTTGATGTCTCTTTTTTCTCTTAGATAGTTTAAGATTTCTATTATCATGATTTAATCATATTGATTGCTCTTTTTAAACACCAAACAAATTGAAGTTTTTTTAGAACCACGGGATATATCCCGGTGGCGTGTTGTCCTTGTCCTTGAATCTTTTTAGATGCTCTTCCACGTTCAAACCCTCCCTTACGAGGATGATCGTGTTCTTGTCAACCCTTACGGGTATTCTCTTGAATTTAGGCTCCGGGAGTATATCCCCGTTTGCTTTCGTGTTCGCTTTGATCGTTCTCATATAAGTTATCGTTTATAGTTGTCACAATACCGGAAGGAGTTCGCTACCCTTCCGGTGTTCAGTATCTCGCACCATACGGCCAGACCCTTGTGAGGCTTGCCGTGCACGCAATCGGCGCATCTGATACGCTCGGGTTGCTTGTTAGGTTTCTTAGCCATTCAAGTAGTCTTTTATAAGTGTAATGAAATCGTCCAGCGATCGGCATATCTCATATCTGTACCCTTGAGCCTCTACCGCCTTCTGGAATGCCTTCTGGCTGTCCTGTTGCCGGCCTTTTCTTGTCTTCATTTCCACGTACAGACCGTGATGGACGTTATTCGGGACTGACAGGAACAGATCGGCGACCCCTGCCAAAGCCCCTTCCGCTTTTAATATAGCCCCGGTTACCGTGTCCCTCCGTCCTCCGTTCGGGACGCTAAAGAAGCATCCTGCGTATCTCGGATATTGGAGACGGAAGTATCTGACGCAGGCTTGCTGGGTCTGTGATTCGATGTTCCTCATTTGTACTTATCGTCTATCAAGATTAATACAATAAAAATTATCGCTAGGATAGCGAGTATGAACGTTATCACCCCGAAGGCGAATAACAGGCTTTGAAAAATGTCACTCATAATCGTAATTGTCAAAATCGTCCGGATCGTAATCCGGAATGTCGTTACCGAAATCCATGATTGTTATTTGTTGTTGGTGGTGGCAGCGGGATTTGAACCTGCACGATAGGATTGATGTGGATTGTCAGGTTTTATTTTCAACCTATCTAACACTTAGCAGAGAATTTCACTCTACGATTAACCACACTCAATTAGCGTCTACCAATTCCGCCATACCACCGTGTTTGCCCCGCATATCCTCACGGACGGCGGCGATAAAAACTAAATCTAATACCATGAAAAACACACTAATATCAATATCAAACCTCTAGCTCTTCAATTAAGAGTTGTCCACATCCCATGAACCATACTTGGGAAGCTGGTGATTTCTGGAGCAAGGCGATCTCTATTGCGGCCTCCTTGAACTTGCTCTTGTCATGCCCGGCCTTTTGCCTGATGAAGGATTGCGTTCTCGTAATGAGATCTCCGTCCCCTTCCTTGGGATCACGGGTTATGATATCCTTGCACTCTCTCATCTTATCCTCTATTGATTTAGAGGTGTCAGACAATGATTTCTCTATCTCTTTTTTATCAATGTCAACAACTCTCTTATTGACATCCGCGTTGAACGGGAACACGTCCATGATCATTGTCTCCGAGACAGAGGCTATGGTATAATCCGCCATTGTCCCCTTCATGCCTTCTTCTAGCACGGTTATGGCCTCTTTTAGATTAGAGGCTTGGGCTAACATGGTAGCGGCGGTTTTCTTTTCCGCTCCGCTCTTCTCGTCCAACGTGATAAAATAAACCTTGATCTTATAGAACCGATCACCATTCTCGTTGAAGAATAATTCGGATAAACGAGCTCGTTTGATGTCTGTTACCGTGAACTCACCCGTGATGAAGGGGCGGATCTCCTCGGTGATTTTTGCTTCCGCTTCCGTAAAACTTAAGCTATCAACTAAATATTCTTCTGTTACCCGTTTTTGATTGCCATTTTCTAATAATTTTTCAAATGACACTTTACATGAAAAATATGTTCTTGCCATAATTATTTATTTTTTATAAATTCCCACCTAAAACCTCCAGCTTGTCTATTTTTACCTTGACATACGCAAGATATGTTTTGGCTTTTTATCCCTGTTGATTTGGCCGCTTGTGATATTGATTCAAATTCTCTTATATTATTTCCTTTATTATCAATTTGAATAACAGGTTTACCCGGCGCAAATTTCTTTTTTAAAATATCTCTTCTGTGTATCTGGTTTTCAGAAGAGTCACACCATTCTATATTTGATAGATTGTTATTGGTCTTATTTCCATCAATATGATTTACTTGATTTTTGAAAATATCACGGGGTAGGAACGATTTAGCTACTAATCTGTGAATAAGAAAACGTTTATATTTCCCATTCTTAAATAGTGTCACTGTTAGATATCCTTTACTATGCTTGCCAAGCGATAGAATTTGGGCATTTCTTTTATATCTTCCAGTCCCTTTACTTTCAAATATCCTTTCCTTAGACCTAACTCTACCCATATTAAAAACTTGATATAACCCTTCGTATCCAACTATATCTTTCCAAATTTCATCCATATTTATATCATGTATTGTGCATATTGTTAATAGTTTACGTTGTACTTCTTTCTTTCGTATTGTGGGATATACCCTTTGCAAGGGGTGTTCCCATTAAATAAGACCGATTCCGGCCTTACAGTTTCCCCATCTTTTTTAGACGGGTCTGTCCAATGCCTCTGCCGTTGATGGCAAAGGCAATGTCTTTTAGAACATGCCTCATTGAGGCAGTATTTAAGATCTCTCATTTTTCTTATAGGTTTCCAGTTTCTTGATCTCCTTTTTAAGGAGTCTGGCCGCATCCTTGTATCTGACGCTGCCATAATAGGCAGTAGTAATAATGTTGGTATGCCTCACGATCTTATCGATAAGGTAATTTGGAGGCCTGTCGCTTTTTCTCATGACTAAAAATTCGATAGGTTTCTCATGAAATCGTATTCGGATATATCCCGAAGGAATACCGAGAAAAGCACGTCCTTCACACGTTCGTACAGATCCATGAACTCGGCCTCGTCCATCTTGTCGAAGGCTATCGACTTCGGGATCTCTATCCATTCCTTACGTGATATGCTATAGGCCGTATCGCAATGCCCGGCGGCGATCTCAACGGCCTTTCGGAAGCACTCCACGCTTTCCTTGAAATGCGTCGTGATCTTCTCGTTCTGGTAAGACCATGCGCAATTTATCAAGGCGAAATACTTCCTATGGAAATCTATGTTCCGTGCCAGCGTTATCTTGGCCTTGTAGATCTTGCCTAGCTTGAGCTTTTTCTTCTCGTCATAGTCGGAATCATAGCATGGCCTCAATCCGCCGGCGGTGTTGAGCAAGTATAGTTCCATGATTAAAAGGGGAGATCCGAATCATCGACCGATGGGGCGTTGTTGATATCCTCCGGTGAGGGGATGTTGCTCTTGAACGTGGATTCCATCAAGTCACCTATGCCATAATAAACGCCTTCCTTTCGCTCCTCTTTCCTTGGGGCGCAAGACACATAATGCGTATAGGTGCGGTTGTCGAACGTGACAGGCTCTTTTTTCTCCCCGATCGAGATATTGAGGAAGATCTTCTCTCCCTTGGCCGTCATTACTTTTTTCATCAACTCCTTCGGTATGTCGCTCAAGCAGATTGAGCCGTATAAATTCGCCATAATGTTTATGATTTTAAATTTTAGATTTATAAGCGGGGCGGTCGGTTATTCGCTACGGCGGGGATAACCACCGTCCCGTAGCCACGGCATGCGTGGATTATTTTTTGTTGAATGTTATAGAATATGACATCTTAGCCATCCGTATCGCCGGATGGATCGTGTATATCTCTCCGGTCTCGTCATCAATGACCGTGGTATTATCCGGCACCGTCTTCAGGAACGCCTCCCGTTCTTTTATCTTGGCATCGAGAAGCATCCTTTCCTCGATCAGCCTAGCGTAGACCGGATCATTGCAATTGGAGTGGTCGTAGGATACGCCTGTCTCCTTTATCTTGACCGTGGCCCCGTTCCAAGAGCGCTCCTTCCCGTATTTCTCGATCTCGGAAAGGACAGCGTCCTTCATCCGGTCATCGTCCAGCGTCCTCTTGATGGTCTCTTGCATCGCCTTTAACTTGACGACGTGTGATACGGGATCTACCTCGCCTTCCAGTACCGGGTTCAAAAGGTCTATGGATAAAGCCTCGATATCGCTTTTCGTTAGCGGGGTCTTGCCGCTTAGCTCTAGTTCTTTGCTCATGACAGGTTATTGTTTATTTTATAGTTGTTGTATATCTCGATAATGGATTCCATTTCCACCTTTCCGACGATGTAGGACTTGTTTATAAGGCTCTCCACGGAGAAAGACTGGTTGGATTCCTTGGCCTTCTTCTCGTTCTTGTATATCCACTTAGATATGGATTCCATGGCACTCTCATTATTTATATGATCTCTCGTAAGCTCTTTCTTCTCGTTGGAGTTAGCCTTTTTAGGCTGCTCTTTAGGCTGCTCTTTAGGCTGCTCCTTTTGGGCGGTATTACCGCTCGCTATGTTAGCGTCCTCGTCATCGTCAGCCACGATGCCTAGGATGGCGCAAAAGGCGTATCTCTTGGCGTACGTGATGGCCGATCCTATGGATTGAGCGTCCGCCGTATTGGATGGCATCCTTACCTTGGACGATATCCATTGACCGGAGGAATGAAGCAGTATGGTCCGGATAGAGTAATCATCCTCTATTAGCTGACATACTGAAAGTTCATTGTCGGCTAATGGCTGTTTCGCCGCCCTTTTGCATTCGGATAGGTCCGCATACTTAAACTTGTATTCTCCTCCCGTTTTAGTCCTTACCTTGACCTCGGAATTGAGGCTTGGTTGCTCTAGCGATCCTTGGAACTTGGCCAACGCTATCGCTAATTTGTCAATCTCTTCTGATTTGTCCATGTTATCGTGTATTTAAATTCGTCAGCCTCCGGGAGTCGAACCCGGACTAAGACCATCGGCCGCCCTTCCCTCACTACCGTGTCCCTTTCCACCGGGCCAATGATATCGTCATGGCCTACCACTTGTCTAGGATATCGGTTGCCGGTCTGGGTCGGGGTTGCACCTCGTAAGGGTAGGTGTTACCAATTATATGAATCGCACAGGAACCTAAGCTCTTCCATGCTCTCCTCATATTCCTCGTTGTCTTCCTCCCCGTCGTATTCCGGTTCGCCGTCGGGGTCTTTGATGTAGATGTCTCTCATGCGATCCTCCGATAAGCAATGCCTTTGGACTATTGTATTTCTTTAAATACCCCTCCAGCTAATTTGTAATATGTATCCGCCTTTATCTTCTCCCCATCAACAAATTCCGTTTTTACGCAAACGGGGATATATCTTTGCTTTTTATCAGAATAAGACCATTCGGATAATGTTATCCATGATCCTTTTGAGGCTTTTGCTACAGAGTTAATACCTGCGCACATGATGACACAGCCTTCGCCTGTGCTGTCTATCTTGGCACCGTCGCCGGATGATCCTATCTTGGCACCGTCGCCGGATGATCCTATCTGGGCATAGTTGCCGGATGATCCTATCTTGGCACCGTAGCCGGATGATCCTATCTTGGCATCGTCGCCGGATGATCCTATCTTGGCACCGTAGCCGGATGATCCTATCTTGGCATCGTCGCCGGATGATCCTATCTTGGCATCGTCGCCGGATGATCCTATCTTGGCACCGTCGCCGGATGATCCTATCTTGGCACCGTAGCCGGATGATCCTATCTTGGCATCGTCGCCGGATGATCCTATCTTGGCATCGTCGCCGGATGAATTATCCTTTATGCTCGTTTTTATTTTTTCAGGTGATGTGATCTCTTTTAGCCACTCAACTCCAAGATTGATCATGTCAGCCAATTTTAACTCTGCTTTTATTTTTATTTTCGAGGAGCAAATCTTTGTCCCTCTATCCTTCTTGGATATATTCCCGTCTTGCTCTACTTCGCAAAACCTAGAGTCTATCATAGTATAGTGATCAAAAACATCAAACGGGCTTTCGCAAGCGTGAAACCCTCTGCTACACACCTTGATCTCTCCATCCATCTCATATTCCTTGCCTATTTCATATTGAAAATCCCGGCATTTTAAATTTTTGTCAAATCCCTTGTAAGATTTTATAGCAGCCATTTTATTTATCGTTTATTAGTTTAATGATATCTTTTCTTATCTCTATAAGCTCCTCCTTGCTAAGTTCCCTTAGCTCGTCTTGGATATCGTCCTTCCTCGATCGATTCGGTCTTGATGGGGCTTGTACCACGTACAACACCCCGAAATCATTTTTCTGACTCATAAGTCATTATAACTATTTGGTGTACCACAATAAAGATTGATATGATCGCTAAGATCAAGAGGTGAATATTGAGAGGTTTTTCGTACCACTCAAATATTGACACTATTGATATCAGCCCTAATATGGTAGCTGCGATCATCCTTAGCGAGAAGATGATAATGCTCTTTATGGCCCGGAATATCTTCCAGAGCCATGCTTGGTTTCTCTTTATCATATATATTGTTGTTTTTAAAATTCGGAAGAAAGGCCTCATATCCTCACGGACGGAGACCTGCGTTGCACTTTAGTGAAATAATTGATTGAATAGCATCCGCTAGGGATGAAGCGTGCTCCCTGCCGGGCTTGAACCGGCGACCCTAAAGGCTCTGACCAACTGAGCTAAGGGAGCGTTTGCCGGGGAATCCCACCCCGGCGAGTTCTTAATTATTTAAAAATTCTTTCTGCCTGCCTCACGGCGGTATATTAAGGTCTTGGTAGCTTTATTACACATAAACATCAAACAGTGCAAATTGTGATAAGAGTGGTAGCCGGGGGAACTCGAACCCCCTGTAACCCTAGATAATAATATAACAAGATAACCAATCTAACATTGGACGCACGCCTTGATCGTGCGGCTAAACATACAATATTAAAACTGATCATGGTTCGCTACCTGCCCTAGCCATTTCCTAGGGTGGAATTCTTCTTTCTTTCATAAGATTAAATTTGGTTTATCAGTTATTCTTTCGTCTTCCGAAGTTTTCTTTAAGCAGTTTCTCCACCTTTGACTTTGAGGTATCATCAATATTCGTTTTTTCTTTTTTAGAAGGATAAAAAAGAAATATAAATGCTATAACTAATAGCATGATATGAAATAGACTGTACAACCACAATGGCGAGGTTATTACCCACCAACTGCAATTGATATAATTTAAAACCTTTAAGATGCTAGCCACTAACATGGCCAGCAATGTAAATGATATAAATATGTATCTCATACTAATGTTGTTTATAGATTTGATCCCCCACAACCTCCAACGGTTTCGAACCCGAATCATAGACGGGTGGGGGATTGTATCGTACATCCTCCATGATGGTTAACCAATGCCGCCACCGGCACAACACCAAAAGGAGACACGGAAGATGTTATCGTAAGCTATATCCCATCGTGGGTCACGGCGCATATATCGCTATCACGTTACCTTGATATAGCCGGGAACCTCACGACGTTGAAGGCGTCGCTGCGTTCCGGTTCACAATACGTCAAAGATCTTAATGGTAGCCCCACCGGTAATCGAAACCGGATATCTCCTTTAGGAGAGGAGCGCTCTATCCGTTGAGCTATGGGGCCGAGAATTTATCTTTTTCTCTTTTTATCCTGTTTGCTAGACATCCATCGGATGTAAATCTCATCAGTCCGACTTAGTTCTTTCAGCCTTACTGTTGGATATTCAATCTTACCGGGACGGCATATTGGGCTTATTGCTCCCATTTTTCTCCATCTTAATACATTGGCTTTACCATAAAGAGCTTCTGCTTTCCTTTGGGAAATGTAAGCTGGATCATCTTTATCCTCTTTGGCGAAGGTGTTTATCTTCGCCGCTAAGTCACGAATGAAGTCGCTATAGGACACGGATCTATCAGGAAATGTTATCTCGGCTATCATGATGGATTACTTTTAATTTCTACACCTCTATACCTTTCCCTCGCAATCTTCCTTATCAAGAAGGAGTTTTCAGAATTCGTTATTCCTTTTAGAGCGTGCCTTATACATGGTTCGGACAACCCCGTGTCCTTGGCTAGCTTTCTTATTGTCCCATACGGGACTACAATTTCATTGAATCTCATGCTTATTATATCTTAAATGTTTATATTTGCATACTAACCCGAAATGTTTCGGGTTGAAAACGTGTTTTGTTCTTAACACGATGTAAAAGTAAGTCTAATTGGATTAACAACAAAATAAAATAACACAATTCTAGTCTGTATAGACTATGTTATAAAACATAAAAATATGGAAGATTCAGTAAAACAAAGACTTAGGGGTTTCTTGAAAGAGCAAAACATGTCTATTAATCAAATAAGTTTGAATGCAAATTATCCTCAATCAACCTTGAATAAGCAAATTAACAAAGAGACTTCGATGTCGTTGTCTACTTTGCTAGTCTTATTAGACTTGTTTTCAGAATTATCGGCAGAATGGCTTTTACGAGGCGAAGGTAACATGCTAAGGATTGCAACTTCAAATGATACGTCAGCCTCTTCGGATGATAAAGTAAAAGATGTCGCTTATTGGAAACATGTGGCTCTTTCTATGAGTGAGGAGGTGACAGAGAAGAAAGATCGTATTAAAGAATTGGAAAGAGAACTTCAGCGATTAGGTGATGAGTTGGATCAACGTTTATTAAAGGAGGAGAGAAGGGGAGCATCCGGCAACGCTTCCAAGACTGCCTAG